CCTTTCGTGCCGAGATAGTCGTAAAGACCTTGCGCAACAGCTTTCAGTGCGCCGGTTTTGTCACCCATGTCTTCAAGTTGCCTAATGTGGGCAAGCTGCGCCGACGATAAAAAGTGTAAGCTGCTATTCAGCGTTTTCGCGTATTGCGTCGGCCCTGTCGCCATCGTGTCGAACGATTTTACGACATCTTCGGCGCTTTGGCCGGTGTATTCGGCCATCAACAGTGCGGACGCCGCTAATTGGCCGATTTGGTCTTTCTGGAATTTACCTGATGCCGCCAATTGCATTACTACTGCCTTTGATGCGCCGATACTTACGTGCGCGGTTTCGGCCGCAGCTTTGGAAATTTGCTGAAAGCCGGTGTAGGTGATACCGGCATATCCATTGGTAATTTTCAGCGCGTTATTAAATGCCGCCTGTTCTTTCGACGCGGCGTTAAGTGCAATCGCATAGATGCCCACAGTAGCGGCAATGGCTCCTATGATCGCCCCGGTCGGGCCGATCAGTCGGGCGAACGTCATAATCGTCCCTTTGATACCGCCAAACGCCTGCGTGACTTGTCCACCCTGTTGCATAAGGATGGTGAACGGCGACATACCCGTCGATAACGACGCCGCCACATCGTTAATCGTGTATTGGATCGTTAGCATTTGCATGCGGGTTAGGCCGGTTGTTTGGTTCAACTGTTGCATGACCCGATTATGTACTTGCGCCCCTTGGGCTGCGCGCACCTGCGACTGTCCGACACGCTGCGTTGCCAATTCGGCGCGAGCCTGGGCCGCTGCTGTTCGTTGCGTTTCGGTTGCCAAACGTTGCTGTTCAGTTGCTAGTTGGGCCGCGACGCGTTGCGCTTGGCTTTGCTGGGTTTGCGTGCGAGCCGTAGCAGTTGAAAGCTGTTGTTGCGCAAGCTGGGCTTTTGCTACCGCTTCGGCCGTGCGTTGAGTTTCGGTGGCAAGTTTTTGCTGTTGGACGGCAAGGCGTGCCGACGCTTCTTGCATGCGCGTTTGTGCAATTTGCGCTCGCGTTGTCGCGGTCGCGTTTTGCGTCAAGGCCTGATTCAAACGCGATACGGCGCTAACGTCGATTCGCGCTAATTCGTCTTTCAGGCTTTTTACCGCAGCGTACGCCCCGCGCGATTCCTGCGCAATCATTTTTAGCTTGTTGCTAACTTCGGGGCTGATTTTGTCAGCTATTTCAATATCATATCGTTCTTGTGTCATTTCAACCCCTGTTTAGCAATGTCTTACGCCGCGCCCTTAAAATCGCAGCTTCGATGAATCCGGCCGGCGCTTGTCGCGACGAACCCTGATTCAATTCGATGATGTAAGCGGCAAGGTTACTGATAAAAATTGACTGGCCGGGCTTTTTGGCTGCCAGATTCCGTTTCGCAGCGGCAATTGTAGCATTCCGCGAATAAACATAGGTGGAGCCCATAGTACCCGGCATCCAGGGCGGGATGTCTGTCGCAACGGGTGTGCCTAAAGCAACTTGCCAGTTCGACAGGGCTTCAGACGTGTCGACCGGCGTATCGTTCGCCAGTTCTATTACAATTTGCTGGGCAAAAGAAACGGCGCGTTGGCTGTTAGCTTTCGCTAATTCCTTTTCGCGCCGTTCTATATCTTTCGCCAAATCTAATAGGCTTTTACCCATTATTTTTGACCCTTGTTTTTCGCTGCAATTTTCTTTAAATGTTCATTATCCATTCGACGAATTATGTAAATTAAATCGTCTTTTTGCTCGTCGTCTAAATCACATTCTTTTGCGTACTCTACGATGCAGCTTCGCGGGATTGGGGTCGGCGCTAGTGCATGCGTTCGTTCTGCGTCAAGATCGAAAAACGCGTCTAAGTAAAACTGCAACCCGGTTTGAAGCGTCGGAGCATTCGCAATGCGGTCGGGCAATGGTTCACGCGCTCGCATCGCTTGCCGTGCGATGTTCTGTTCTATCGGCCCCATTTCGAGCATATAAAACAGAACTTCGATTAGTTTTTTGCTTCGATCTCCAGGGCTTCGTCACGAAACAGCGCGACGCGACGCGAATCCGCAACGAGGTCGTCATACAGTTCCGGCAAGCGCACGAACAGCTTTTCAGCGTTTTCTTTGCTGAAAGGTGCCAGTGTTGCGGCGTCAGAAACTTCGCCGGTAATGTCCGACAGCGGGACATTTTCCCATCCGTTCAGACAACCGCCGATAAACGCTTGCATGTAGATTTGATCGGCGACGGATGGCGACAGGGTTTCCAGTTCGATTGCACGACGATGCGGTTTGGACAGATTGTCCAGCAATGTCGAATAGCGCCTGTTAGCCTTGCCGGATCGCGATAGGTTGAAAGCGATTTCGCCTTTATTGGTTTCATTTACGCCTTTGACGACGCGCACGCCTTTGGTTTCTTTTTCGACGTTGGTTTTGTACGATGCGGAAAGTGACATTTCAATATCCTAGTTATGGTTGAATGGGCCGGGGTTAGCCGGCCCGGTGCTACATTACGACGGCATGCCCACAGTGGGTAGGTACGGGAAGTGCGAAAGGCCCAGCGTGAAACCGTATTTATTTGCCGATGCGGCGCTGTCGACCGGGATCATGATCGCGTTGTCTTTTTCGACGCTGACTCGTCCGCCCGCGAGCGTGATAAGCGGCATGTCGACGACGAACCCGGCGTTCAGTTGCGACGCAATCAGGTTGAAAGACACGTCGGCATTGTTGCGCACGGCTTGAACCGCTGCGATAGTTTGGAAGTACGGCGAAAGACTTCCGCTAACTTCGAAGTCAGCGGCCGAAGTGTCGAAACCGCCGAGAACGCCGATAGCCTTATTGGCTTTCACGCCGTTGTTGATGACGATCTTCGCTTCGGTGACGTAACCAAACAGCGGCGACGATTGGCCCAGGATCGCGACGCGTTGTCGGAAGATGTCCGACGACGTGTTGTAAGCTTCTTCGCCGGGGGCTGAAACTCGCGTGCCGGCTTTTACGCCTTGCGTGCCGGTGCGGGTTTGTTCGTCGAGTGCGACGAACGTCAGATCGACGTTGATTTTATCGGTTTGCGGAACGTTAATCGTCAGCTCATTCGGAACAGCGCCGACGAGAACTTGCGATTGCGTACCGGAACCGTCATCGCCGAGTTGCCGTTCGACTTGATACGAACGGCGTTTAATTAGCGAACGAACGTTTTCGTTCTTCAGGAACGTGCCGAAGAAGACACGAATTGTTTTCGTTGCACCGGCATCCGTGAGCGGGGCGCCGGTAAATTCTTCCAGCGTGATCGATTTCGCGGCGATGGAAGAAATACGTCCATAAAACGGCGTTCCCGTTGCGAACTTTTCGGCGGCACCGTCGCCGCCGACGAACAACCATTCGCCCAAGTTAAGTCCCATCGTCGTAAGGTCGGCGGCGGTTACGGCCAAGGTCGCGACGGTTCCGTTTACGGTCAACGTTGCGTCGCCCGCTGCGAATTGCCAGCCGACCGCGTGAAGCTTTGCGGCGGCGGGCGGGGAAGCTTCGACGGTTAGACCGCCAACAGTTACGCTACCGGCCGCGCTTGCCGTGACCAGTTTCAGGCCGTTGTTGCCCGAGTTGGTGAACCCGCTTGCCAAGATCAGATGGTTCGCCAGGAACGAGCCCAAGCCCGACGCGGCGTTGTATTTGGTTGCGTCGGCGCTGGTGATCGTGACGCCAACCGCGCCGGTAATCGGGGCGGTCGTCGGTTTCTGGCGTGCGTCGGCGAAGAAGAAGCCTTGCAGCAGCCGGGTAAGGTTCGATTGCGTCAAGTCTTGATTCAACCCGCCCGATGCGTCCAGATCGGTCGTCGAACCTTTCCGGCGCTGGCGGTCGCCGCTAATCGGCGCGCGTGCGACGGTTGTAATGTTCGAACCGTAGTCGCTGTAGGAGTTCGGCTCCAGGCCGTACCATACGGCCTGGGTTTCGTCGCTAACGCCGTTCGTAACTACGCCCGGCAGAACTTTAAGCGATGATTCTTCAGCGTACGCGGCCGAAGTGATGTTACTGTCAATCTTATTCGGAGTCGTCATATGTGCCCCTTTTACCCTAATTCGTCGTATTCAAATTCGGCCACGACGTTAAACCGTATTGCGCTGTTTTCGGGCGGCAATTCCTGTACGCGGGCGTTACGGAACGTAACTTTACCCGAAGAAAGACGTTTACGGAAAGCATTTTTAAACAGGGTCGCTAAATCACCGCCCTTTTCGTTCGCCGTAACGTCGTATTGTGGGCAAAATAGCTGAACGTAAACCAAACCTGTTACCGTAAACAGCCGCAAGTTATCTTCGCTGACGTTGCCGCTTAATGCTTTCTGATGTTCGTCGGCCGTGACCGTGGATGCGCGGCCCCAATAAATAGACGAATCCGGCGTATTAGTTTCAACGCCGGGCCATACCATGTTGAAGTTATTGGCCGAAATAATCGTAGCTGCATCAGGTAAGACCGAACGAATTCGCCCGAATATTTCATCGATTGCGGCTTTGCGTGTTGTGCTCATAACGTTAAATCGATGTAATACATGATGGCTTGACCGTTGGGCGATAGCGGCCGAATCTTTGAAACGTTAAGCGTTTTATTGCCGCGAACTACGAAGTCTTTTAACGACGGTTCGAAATCAACGGCGTGCATGATACAGTTTTTCATAACCGTCGTTTGAACTTCACCGCTTTTGTCGTAGCTTGTAACCTCGTCGGTAAACAAGATCGAAACGTCGGTCTCTGTAACGGCAACGCCGGTCGGACGCCAGGGTGTCGTGCTGTCTTCGGCCGCGCCTACCGACCGCCATACGACGGATTCGCCGGCCGCTTCAATATCGGCTTTTGCCGATGCCATTTCGTTGTCGTAAATGCCCACATTACACCCGCACGGTGGATAAGGTCCATTCACCGCCGCTTGTCTTGAACAGCGGTTCAAGCAACGAATCGACAGCCGGGATAGAAGGGCCGTACGACGGTTCGAAATATTCGGTTTCCATCGGGCCGACCTTTTTACGTTTGATTCGGTCGCTTACAGCGTGCAAATCGACGCCCGACGCGAGTTCAATAACCAGCCTGCATTGCGCGTCTTTAAGTAATTTCGGAATTGCGGTCGCGTCGATTGGGAATCCGTCGATATAAACGTCTTCGCGAGGGAACTGCAACGATTGCGCAATCGATACTTTCGATCCTTGGTAGTTGCTTCGTTTCGACTCCAAATAATCGGTTGCGCTTACGATCAGAAATTCGATTTCAGGGTCGGTGTTATCGAATGTGATTCCGCGCGCACTGGCAAATGCGCGCACGTCACTCGTCGTCACATACGAATTTGCATCTTCGATGATTGATCCGTCTTCGATAATGATTGTCATACTCTGCCTTTTAAAGCTTGAATTCTAACAGGAAATACGGAACTTATCGAATCGTAGTCGCTTTAATGACGCGCGGGCTTTTACGAATTATTCGAGGGAACGTAGCTTTTAGCGTTAATCGCAATCCTGAAGCAACGTATTGATACGCCGAAGCCGTGGACGTTCCGTATGAATGACCGGCACTTGAACGAATCATTTGCGTAATCGCGATTGAATATACACCGTTAACCGAAATGCCTAAACCTGTCGCAATTCTGATTCCGCACCCGGTCAAACTAGCTACGCCACTTGCCATGCCAACTGTGCTACGAATAGCGCGACCAATACCCAGCATAGTCGAAGCACCAAAAGCTGAGCCCTGCGCGCTTTTATAATTTCCGCTTGACGTACCGTAAACGTCAGACGAAGCGTACGTATTTGCAATGCTGACGGCAATTCGTCCGCCAACTGCATTTGCCGCACTTGCACCGTAATCAACAGCCGTCGCAACAGCGATTCGTCGCCCTAAACCTGTCGATATTGAGTTTGCCGAAGCTACACCGATTGTAAGCGCGATGCGTTGCCCAATTAAGGCGGACGATGCAGCTGACGTAACAACTCCGACAGCTTTAGCGATACAGCGCCCGACGCCAATTGCAATCGAAGAACCGTTGATTACACCAACTGTCGAACCAACGTCAAATGCCCCGCTATCAAATGCCCCGCTATCAAATGCGCTTGCCATTAGAGAGTGACCGCCAATTCAAACACAGCTTGACGGCTATCGTCGTCGATTCGTAACGATGCGCATAACGACAGAATTAGCGGATCGTCAGACACGAAAACTGGTGCGCGTTGCCATCCCATGCGCACAAGAATATCAGGGGAAGCGTTGGCCGCAGCGTCGACCGTTTCAAGCATTCCGTTTCGGTCGAGCGCTTGAATAAGTTGCCACGATGTGACGTAAATGCTAGGGTGGGCCGGGCCGTCATCCACGATCTGCGGGCCGTTTCCCTGCGCGAGCCATGCGGCGTACGCCTCGTATTCGGGGGTGCTGTCGTCGAGAGGGATTACCGTATCCCCAAGTTTCAGGACGCCGGCACTTGTCAACGTGTACATGATCAGGAATCCGTTTCGATATATAGCGACATAATGTCGATGGTGATTACCTGGGCACTTGCGCCAGCTACGACGTTATATTGTGGATGCATCAGCGTGTTCGAGGCCGGGATGTCGGACGTGAACGTACCTGATGCGAAATCACCGGTGTTCACCCGCGTAACAGCCCACTTGACGGTTGTTGAATTTGGCGGAACGTACATCACAAGTTCGTACACGTCGACGCTTTGCGTCGTGCATGGGAAGTTCGCGCCCAGGTCAGTTTTCGTGGCCGTCCCAGTACCGTCGTTGCTGAAGATTGACCAGTTCGTATCCCCGCCGTCATAGCCGATACCGATGATGTTTACCGCCGATGATGGATTGATTGCCCCCAACGCGCCGGTTCCCGCCACCATGCCGACAAATGCGCGACCGTCAGTGATTGCGGCGGAATTTGCGATACCGAAGCGGCTGATGTAATGAAATCCGCCCATACCGGCTGACGCGCCAAAGAAAAACTGCGCGCTGCTCGGTTTTACGGTGTAGCTCGAATTTGAACTAGCACCGGTCGAAAAGCTTACGCGCCGTATGCTTTGAAAAAGATTCGTGGTTGAGACGTTCTTTGAATTGCCGGTTTGCGCTGGCGGTAGCATTCCAACTGCGGTCAGAGTCGTGCCGTTACCGCTCGGGATCCAGTATGCAGATCTACCTCGCCCGATATGCGGTTGAAGCGCGGCGACGAGACCATCGCTGCCGATCACGGCGGGCAAGGCTCGACCGGCGAGACTACGTGCGAACAGCCCAAGCTTGCCGGAAGCGGGCGACGACGGAACGTCGGTGCGGGTCGCCATCGTCACGCCATCGGAATCAATGACGTGATCGGCGTTCCAGTCATCGCCGCCGACTTTACTTGAGTCGGACGACGCGCCCGCCGCCGATGTTTTAGCATGCTTGAGGGTCACGGTTTAGTCTTCCGTCACGGTGGATTCTTTAGCAATACGCGGGATGGTGCCCACAGTCATGGCGATGTTCGGCGTGATGGCGCCGGAATACAGGCGCTTGCCCGCACCGCTCGCGGCCGTGCCGATGGCCCAATGCGTGATATCCGAACCCGGTGATGCCGTACACGCGGGGAAGTCTTGATCTGCGACCGGGCTTACGCTGTTACCCGTTACGGTGAAACCACCCGTCGTACGTGCGACAGCTTTTCGCGCATAGCCGGTGTACGCCGTTTCGTTTGTGGTTTGGTCGCCGGTTTCGCCGGGGTCGCCGACATGCAACGACAGATACAAACTACCCGCCGCTGCGCTCGGTTGCAATCCGCTTGCGTCGCCAATACCGGCGATTGCGGTATTGTTGAACACGAGTTTCATCCAATCGTTTTCGAAAGTGTCAGATTTGCTCATTTTCGACCCCGATTAGGTGTTAGCGGTCCAGCCCGCGGCGGCAGGTTGCGGCGCCGGGGCGGATTTGGCTTTGCCGGTCGGTTGAGCGGCCGGGGCGTCAACGACGGTTTCGCGGGCTTGCGCTGCGGCTTGTGCGTTCTGGCGAGCCTTCGACAGCCGTTCTGAGTTTGCGTCCATATACGCTTCGATAGCCTTGCTGGCTTCAGGGTACGCTTCGGCGTACCTGGCCGGCACCACACCTGCGACACCGTCACATTCTTCCAGCGCGCCGGCATGGTCGCCGAATTCGGCGTTGCGGAACCTGACGTTGGGGCCGAACTGCATTGCTTCGGCCTGTTCTTCTTCGGTAGGGACGGCAGTTGCGATAAAAAACAGAATTACGGGAAACTTTTTGAGCATGATTACCTCAGAATATAATGGTCGATACGAATACGGGGCCGTTAAGCCCCGTATGTTAGATCGCTACTGCGGCTGATTAGTTGGATTTCAGCAGAACGCCGGCAAGGTCTTTGTTGTCGGTTACGATCTTGTCCCAGTTCGTAGCCGTCGCCAGTGCCGCGTCATTCGGCGACTTGCCGCCGTTCGTCTTGTCCCACGTGAAGCCCTTGATGCCGAGTTGGTACGACCATTCAGCCTGGAACGTGCGCTTGATATTCTCGTCGCCGTTCGTCGTTTGGATGTTGTCGGTATAGTCGTTGTTCTGATGAACTTCCAGACCGCCCGGCGCGAGACCCAGCGTGTAATACACGTTCGGCGTGCCGGCCACGACGAGACCCGGCGCATCGGTCACGACGAACAGCCGGCCGAACGGGTCGGATACGACGTTGATGGTGCCGTATTTGAACAGGTTCGCGGCGTTGGCGATGGCGGCGCCGTAGAAGTCGGCCATACCCTTCGAATGCATGACCCATACGGCGATGTCGCCGGAACGGTCGCCGAACTTGAACGCCGTGTTGTTCAGGGCGGTCGCGTTGACGGTTTTCACCGTGTCGGCTGTTGCGTCGTAGATGATGGCCGATTGGCCGGAAAGTGCGACGCGACCGGCCGTCAGTGCCGTGTTGAGCATGTCGGCCATGGTATCGATGGCCAGTTGTTGACCCATTGCGGCGGCTGCGACTTCGGGATTCATTTGAATCCATTTGAACTGGCCGGGGTCGAGTTCGACAGGCGGCGTGCCGGCTGCAACCTTCACCATCGCATCGGAGATATGCGCCAGCTTTTTAGACGATACGGCGCCCGAGCCATATGCGTTACGACGGCGAACCAGACCGCTGATTTTTTGGAAGAACGCGACTTCGTTAAAGTCGCCTTGATGGGCTGCGGATTGCAGGACGATTGCGCCGTTCGATGCTGCGTTGAACAGATCGATTTGTTGACGCAGCACTTCGGTAGAAGTGCTGTACAGTTGTTCGGAAAATACTGCAAGATCGGAAAGTGCCACGATGAACCCCTTTATTAAGCGTTAGCCGATTCACGTTGCGTTTTCATGTATTCCGCCAGTTGGGGCGGCGACATTTTCGCAAGGTTTGTCTGCTGATTGTTTTGGTTTTGCGCGTTGGGATTCCCGTTGCTAGCAAAGTTCGGTTTGCCGGCATTGCCGCCCGAAGCTTTACTACCGATAATGATACTAGAAAAATCCTTGTTGGCAACAAATTCTTGCTTCAAATCATCCAGACTCGCCGCCGAAACTTTGCCGGCACCGTCGAGAATGCGCAACGTCGGTGCGTCGCCTTCCAGATCGGCCGACAGCCGGGCGCGAATATGCGGCAACAGCAGTTTCGGTGACGTGCTGATTTCGGACGCGATACGCATTGCTTCGCCGTTAATCATGGTTTCGCGAACGTGCGTTTCCAGCTTCGCGACACGAGCCTGATATTGCGCTTCGGTTTCGCCGTGTTTCTTCTTCCAGCTTTCCTCCAGCGTTTTAATGTCCTTGTGACGGTCGCCTGCCGACGCCGCCAGTTCGTCACGTTCGGTCTTGATCGTGGTATTTTCGCTGGTCAGGTCGTCGACTTGCTTTTTCAGGCGGGCGTTTGCGCGCTCCAGTTCGCCGGCATCATCCGTGTCGAGGAAATACGCGCCGTCTTTTTCTTTGTATTCAGCTTTCAGTGCGTCGTTAAGCGCGTCGAACGCCGCCTTATCAATCTTTCGTTTCAGTGCCATTTTCGGGATTCCCTTTTAATTTAAGTTAAGCATTGCTTAACGTTTCAACATAAGATTCAGTTTGTTTGCGAATTGTTCGACAGACAAAGGCTTATCACTTTCGAACTTCGGCATATCGCTTGCCTTTAAATCGCCGCTGCGCAAGGCGTCGGCTTTTCCAGCGCCAAGTATATCATTCTGAACGGCAATCGGTTGATTTTTAGCAAAATCATAAAACGATTTCGGCGGGTCGCTGGGGTCGTCATCGACAGGAACCGTTTTGCTACGACACCGAATGTGGGCAGGCGGTAGCGGGCCTTCGCCGTAACGATATTTTTTGCCATCGCGACTACGGCAAATATCGGTTGTGTTTCGATCCAATACCGAGACCCATTGATATCTTTCGTAATATTGCGATGCAATCCCGGCTTGAACCGTGCTGGAAACGTGTTGTAAAACCGTGTCAAGTACGGCACCCGCTTGACCAAAGACGCGGTTTAATTGCCCGTCGCGCCGATTCGCTTCGGTTGAACCTTGTATTTCGGCTAAGACTTCTTTCACGGTTGATTTGTTGGCGTATCCTTTTGTTACGATGTTTTCGATTGACTTGGACGCCGACGCCACGAAGCCTTGCAGAAACGGCATTACGTTCAGACCGTTAGCGGGGATCGGTGCGCCAACAATTGATGCCCACATGCGGGCCGCTCCGTCCTTCCCAGGCTTCAGGGCGGCAAGACCCAACAGGCCGGCACTGAGCGCCAAACGCCCGGCTATATGGTCGGCATGGGCTTCGTCGTTGACCGGCGCGGGCGGTTCGTCGGCTGAGGCGTCGGCTTCAAGCGCCAGGGTTGCGAAAATCGATTTCGATACCTTTCGGTCGGCTTGCATGAACGCTTTAAGTTGCTCGACGATTTCGACAAGGTACGCGCTATAAACGCGGTTCTGCGTTGCTCGCACTTCACGAAGGAATAGCATTAATTGGGCCTTAGTCATTTGATCGAACGTATCGAATTTCATATCCACGAACAGATATTTCAATTCTTTGTTCAGTTCGATTAAGACTTTATTAAAGGCGTTCAACTGGAACGCCTTTACGCCTTCAAGGTAAATTTGATGCCGTGTTAGAACATCAAGCAAACGTTGTTGGCTGCGCGGCATCATTGACCCCCGGCGCCAGCATTAGAAGCCGGGTCGGCCGCGCTTGTCGCCGCGATACGATCCGCTTCAAGGTTAATCGCGGCTTGCTGTTCTTCTTCGATAGCTGCCTTTGCCACGTTATCGTCAAGAGTTGCAACGCCGGCTTTACGTAGTTGCGAACGCATTTCTTCGAACGTAATAGCGCCGCCTTGCCATTCTTTGATGAGTTGTGAGCGTTCGTCGGGCTTCATGCGTGCGATGTCGAAATCGGTGTTAAGTTCGCACTTGATTCCCGTCGGGCTAATACCTTCGAACAGGGCGCACCATTCAAGCGCCCATTTGTACGCGGCTGCAACGTTCTTTGCAACCGACGACAGAATGGACGTTTGCGCCATGTTGTCTTGACTTGCCTCCGTTGCGGTACGCTGGACGCTTTGTTCTTCGACGACTTTTGCGCCGAGTGCGACCATTAGTTTTTCTTTGTGTTGCATCGCTTCGAACGCCGTTGTATTCGGCTGAACTTGAAGCAATCCGGCCGAAGCGTTGACCGGCAACGGAATCCCGCCGCGCGAGCCCATCGCCAATTTGCCTTTGAGTACGTCCTTTACCCATTCTTGGGTAAGACCCGCCGCCCATACGGTAGGCTGTCCGACGATAAAGCAAAGTTCTTCATAGTCAGCGCTATTACGAAAGTGCGCGACGTTAACCGACGCTAACGCGCCCATTACAGGCGTTTGCGGGTCAAAATCGTTTTTACCTGCGTCGATAAATCGGAATGGAATTTCGCCGAACGTGTTACCGCTTGCATCAGTTGGCGTGTACGCTTCTTTAACGGTGTACGTTGCCCCGCCGTCTTTGCGCCAGATTTGAACCGTATAAACACCGTCGACAATACGCAGTTCGCGGTATTGGTCTTCGAACCGTTTTTCGAAACCGTCGTCGTAATACTTGTGTTTCTCGCGTAGAACGACCAATGACGCTATGATCTTTGCGCCAACGCTAATTATGTCCCAATTGATAATATCAAGCGGGCCGTACGTTTTAAGCGTGGCTCGGTATTTTCCCGAATCTTTGTCTTTGCGACTGATGCCACCGTGCGGGGCTGCTGGATAATCGACCAATAGGCCGCTACGATTGAATGCCAGAACTTGCCCGCAGCTTTCTTTCTGCGATTGGGTCATGGTCATACCTGAACCGTCGGCATCATTTACGATGATTTGCAATGCGGCCGGAACTTCTACGACCGGATCACGCGCGAAGATTTGACCGACAAAACCGGCGTGCGTTTGCTGGGTCGCTCCGTAAAATACGGCACGTTCGCGATAAGCCTTGTATCGTGCGACGTTTTCTTTACTTGCATCATCGGGGTTAGGCATGGGTAGGTATTTAACTCCCGCCTTTTTAATCGCTTCTTCGCCCGCTAGCGCGTCGATAATCTTTTGATATAACGGTTTAAGGTCGGCGACTTCTTTTCGTACGTATGCTACGTTAGGCATATTGGCCCCTTTATTATGTTGCGAAACTAATTTCAAGCGATGTTGCAATATGATTGTTACCGGCCAATACGCGATACTTGACCATATCAAACGCGTGCGTTTCCGCGCTGTCGTCTACTTCGTCCGGCTTATCTTCGTCGCGCGGCAAGTTCGGGATAATGGCAATTGAAGCCCGGCAATTATCCATGAAATACAGGCCGGGCAGTTCGCCCCGGCAAGAATTTTGTAAGCGGTCGCGCATAAGTTGTAAACCTATGGCGTTCGACCCAGGGGCTTTGTTTGATTTCGTCCAGCGTATGCCGCGATCCGCCATCATCTTTTCAATCGTATCTACGGATACGTCGTTGACGTTCGATATTTGGTTGTCGGCGGGGCCGGGCAACGGTTGCTTTTGAATCCATCCGTTCGCCATCATAACGATTTCGCGGTCTTTTATGCCGTCGGCGATATCGCGGGCCGACATTTTCAAACCTACGTTAGTTCCAATTTCTTTTGTGCCGTACCATTCGGCCAATTGCACAAGCGTTCCAGGCGGCGGGCAAAATGCGTCACCGTTCTGTAATGTCGCTTCTTCGCCGTTCGCTTCCGCCCACCATCCGACGCTAAATGGATGCGTAGACCCCCAATCAAACGAACGATCAAGACGCCAGGAATACGGCACGTAGAAGCGCGGCTTTACGTGGATATGCTTATGCCAAACATCATCGAACGCCCCGCCTGTCACCACGTCCCAATCGCCGTACAGCCATGCTCGCTTAAGGTTCGGGTCGTCGATACTTTCAAGTTCGGCGACATATTCGGGCGAAAGGTAAATATTTTCACGGTACGAACCGAAGATCGCAACTTGCGTCTTAATTACGATTTCTTCTTGTTGCGTGCGCGGGTTGAATACCGGGATTTCTTTCTTTACGACTACGCCGCTAGACGCCGGATCAATGAAGCGACGTTTCACCCAATTGTGACCGGGGCCATTCGGGTTAGTCGTGCTGAATACTTCAAGCGGAATTTCCGGCAACGGCTTTCCGTCGTGCGTCAAGTAGGCGCCAGTTTTAGGATTCTTCGGGGTGTGCTTTTCGGGTACGAACGAAGAACGATTCGTCGACATCATTTTATCGTAGAGATACGATGTTGCCTGTTTCGTTAATTCGTTCCATCCGATGAACGGGTATTCGTGGCCGTGAAATTGGTCGTAATCACCTGGGCGTTTCGCATGCCTAAACAGCAGTTCTTCGCCGGTCGGCCAAACCCATTTGTATTCACTAGCGCTGCTAAGAAACTTCGCTCCGTCGTTGAACTTCGAAAAGAAACGCTTTGACTGTGCGACCAAATCGCCCAGGTTCTTAAATTCTTTGTCTAGGATAATGCCGCGCCAGTACGCACCGTACCCGATGCCCACATTGCGGCGGAATCGCATAAGCTGGGTGATAGTTTTACCGGGGCCGCGTGCGCCGTGATACAGCGTATGCGAACAGCGCGTGTCCAACGCCAATTCTTGCGAACTGCCGGGGATAGGCTCCCAAACGGTATTAACTTCGACACTAAGTTTTTTCTTAGACTGTAGAAGTTCGTCACGCGTTTTAATGTGCGACGGGTTTAGCTGCATTTTCGATCAACACTTCTTGTTGGCGGCGCAGCTTTTCGGCCCATTGCTCATTGGTGCCATGATCGCGGACGATCATAACGTTGTTTGCCTGAATGTTCGTAGTTCCTTCGCCGGCCGCGTCTTTTGGCTTTTCGATAAAGCCGCGCAACGATGAATAGAACTTCAACATTTCTAAGCGGTCTTTATCTTCCATTGGGCGTTCAGCCGTAGCCAAATCCCAAACCTTGCGGGCGACTTCGGCTTTCGATGGCAAGCCGAACATTTCACCGTCATCGTCAAGAATGCGTTGTTTCTCGGCGCATACTAACGGATCGTTGATCCAGTGCGATGCAACGTACAGTGCGCGGCCCGTATCGGTGCCGAAGACTTCTAGCCCGGCTTTGAATGGATCGTTAGGAAACCGCAGCATTGCGGCGGCGAACTTTAATTTAAGTTCGTCTTCGTTTTGAATGATTAGTTCTGACATAAAAGAAAACCGCGCTGTACGTTGAAATTAATCAACAGTATAGCGCGGCTTCGTTCCCCGAGGCAAATTGTTACGGTCACAATCGGGGCTTTTCTTTCGGCCTGTCGGCGGTCGTTTGTTCCTTCAGCAATGATGCCGGTTGCGCCGGGGCTGCACAAACCGTCATATAGGTTTCATTGTGGGCAAGGATTTGACGCGCCGTTTCGTCGGTCAGTACGTCCGATTTGCTAATGAAAATTGGTGCCGCCCATTTGCAACCCGTATCAATTACAACAGGCGTTGGCGGCGGTTTAATCTCGCGACCATCGATCGCGCAAGCGGTCAGCAGCAGAACCGACAGGCATACGGATAACATCAGATTGTACATTCGATTTGCTTTCGATTACTGCGGTTTCGTGTTCGGCTTCGGCAATGACGCGGGTGTTTTCCACGGCCTGGGCCTGGGTTTGTTTCGTTTGCGCGACGACTTCGGCGTTAGTGTTTGCATCCTTTCGACCCTTGAAATATACAGCAATTACACCAACGATTGCAAGCAATATGCCCACAAGTGACCCGCTCATGATATGAATCCCCCATTCCTACGGTAATACAAAACCAAAACTTCAAGGCTGTTTTCGTGCTGGCCGTAACCCGCGCCGTGTAACGAAGCCCAAATGCTATTGCATTTTTCGACAGCTACGTCAAAACGACCGGCTTTGATATCGTCCAGTGCTTTGCGTTCTTTGATCTGCTGCACGGCGATAATGTCTTGTGATTCGGGGCTGAAATCCGGCAACTTCAACTGTTCTTTGTATGCGTCGTAATAACGGCCAAGCAACTGATAACGCCCCGCCGCCGTTGAGTAGTTGTGGATTTTTTCAATCCAGACCTTGACTTTTGGATGCGATGCGTAAGTGGGGAACAACGTCGGCTGATTCGCAGTACTGCCGACAATAACGTTGTACCCGTCGTCGCTTTTGCGCAGTAATGCCGGGCCGATTTCCGATAGCGCGATCATATCCAAAAACGCGGCAACGTTTTGACCGCCGATGCGGTTCGGGTCAATCCTTGGCATTTTCTTCTTTTCCGCCCTGTTTCAACAGGCGTACGATTACGCCTAGAACAAGCATTGCGATGCTAATTTTGTTCAGCAGATCGGGCGGGATTGCCGCTTTCAGTTCGGCGGGCGCTTCCAAATATGCCGTAAGAACCACGGCACCCCATGCCATGATATGCATGCTGAACCATTTGTAAGCCTTGCGCCAGTCTTCGACAAGTTGAATTTTCATTTCACCCCCGATTGCGGTTGATAGCGGGCAGATTCACCCTGTTTGATGACGTATTCAACAAGTGACAGTCGCGTTTCGCGGGCTTGCCCTTGCGCTTTGATTTCGTTAATTGAGTTAAGCAGCCAGCCGATTGCGCCGACGGATATGACGGCGCCGGCCCCGATAACTTTCCAGATATGCGCGTGAATCGCCACAGTTTGCGACAACCCGTTTACTTTTGCGTCTTGATCGTCAATACGTTGCGACATACGATCATTGAGCGTGTCGATTGAATCTTGCATACGTTTAAATTGCCGCGACATTTCGTCGAATTTTTCGACTAGCACGGCAACTTGTATCGGGTTGATTTGTTGTTCTGCGGTTGACACGTTTTGCGCTTGGGAAATGTTCAGAATTAGCGCATGTTAACTTGATCTGAGGCAAAAGAAAAGCCCCGCAGAGGGGCGGGGCTGGTTTGGCATGGGAAGGTATCGCGGGGGCTACAATCGGCCCGCTTGGGGCCGATCCTGGGCCGGGCTTAGGCAGTGCGCCACACGCGCGCACCCTTGCCGCGACCTTGGGCCGTTTCGTCGACCGGGCGCACCATGAAAACGCGGGTGTTCTGCATCTTCGGCACGGTCGCGGTTTCCACTTGGCCGGTCTTGATGTACGAGCCGTCTTCGCCCTTGACGCGCTTGCCGCCTTCGTCGGTCTTGTAGACGTGACGGGTGACGGTTTCGGTTTCGCCCGGCACTTCGACGGCGTAACGTGCGGTCGCGCTGGAAACGGTCGAAGCCAGGGATTTCGCCGGGTTCGGGTTGTCGTCGGTCGCCGGGACGAAGAACGATTGACCCGGTTGCAGCGCGTCGAACGGGTATTTCTCGCCACCGACGCGGCGTTTCGAACCAGACGGCGGCGGGATATCGTTGTCGATTGCGAACGACGATGCGGTGACGGCCAGGGTTGCGGCGGACATGGTTGCGACGTTTTGGTTCATGTTGCTGTTTCCTTCGGTTTCGGATTGGTTGTTGATAACGACGGCGCCGGAATTGGCGGCATCGTTTGCGGCATCGGCTTCGCTGTTTTCGTCTTTCGGCAGTGCCGCGACGTACGCCACGCCGTCGGCAGTGGCTCGCGTTGCGACTTCGCCGGCATCATTCTTCAGTGCGTTGTTTACCTCGATCAGACCGGAAACGAGCATCGCCGCATTGTCTTCGCCTTTGGTGTAGATGAAACTATTAGCGTTGGTTGCGGTGACGATCCGGTTCAGCAGATCGACATTAAAGGCCGGTTTAACTGCGGAAGCGGTCTTGTCCGATGCGCGGCGTTTTGCGGTTGCCATGTTCGTTACTCCAATCAGGTTTAGGTTTGAACTACGTTTGTTTGCTGCGATGTGTGAATCTTAAGGCGTCTTAAAATGTTCGTCAACAACTTTCGCAAAATTATTTCGTGAAGTAGCCGACAACAAACGACACGGCGACGACAAGCGCGACCGTTTTAACAAAACGGCGAGTCATGCGCGCTTGATACGCCTGTTCCGACTCGCCTTCATACGGGCCAAAGTTCCAATACCAATTCAATAGTTTGTCAAGCATGATCCTAACTCTCTATGGATGCCCACATGCTAGCGGGCCATGGTTACAGGGCTTCAACGTACCGAATGGCGGTCGCGGTCGGAACTTCGCCAGTGCCGCCGCATAGGTCGCAAGGTTTGCCGTCGAGTACACAGCGACCATTACACGACGGGCAGTGAACGTAACCCGAATGCGTACCGCCTTCGCCGAAGTATCCAGGCAATACAAGATTGGGATTGCCGCCCGCTGCGATGTACCCGCGAATGTACTGCGCGATTTCTAGTACGCCCATTTCGCCGCCGCAGTTCATACATACGGCCTTTGCGCCGAACATGATTGCAAACGCTTCGGGGTCGTAACGATGCAGCGTGCAGCCGTCCAGTTTGATGCGATTGATCTTCGCACGCTTGAACAGATTACGCTGAATGTTTGGCATGTCGACTTGACTCATTTCGGGCTCTTATGAAGTTGGTTTAATACGAACAGGAACGGGTCGTTAGGGTTCTTGCCTTTTTCTTTTGCACGGCGTCTTGCCCGTTCAAGGTTCAATGCGGGGCGATGCTTCAAATAATACCTGCTGTGCAGTTCTTTAGATTCGAACGGCCCAGGTTTCCCCGCGTCTTCGCCTGGGCCATACGTCCATACGGCCATCCAATACGCCCGTTTAAAACCTGGGCGCTCGTTGCGAACATAGCTGTGTATGTGGGCAAGCCCGGCCTTTCTAAGACGCCGCATAGTATGACGCACGGCATTTTCATTACAGCCCATCTTATCGGCCAGCACGTAAATATCGGACGGCCCCAGCAACTTTAGCAGTGCCAGGGCCATGTCTTTAAGTTCGTTTCGTTTTGTCATTTCGCGTGTTTGTCGATATACGCTTGAATGGCGTTTTCGATTTCTTGGGCTTCGCCGCTTTCTTCCAGGTCGGCATAGAACCAGTATCCGAACGCTTCGCCGCTACTGCGGTTGATTGCGTCCCAATCTTCGAAGGTTGTACGCACGCCGGGCCCGTCAGTTTCGTCCGGTTCAAAGACGGTGAAGCGAATAGTTACGTCCAAGCCATGAACGGTCATCGGAAAAGAACCGTCGTATCGAGTCAAGACCATTTCAGAACCCCTGATAGTTGTTTGATGGCTCGATAATACGACGGTTCTTTGATCTACGTCAAGCCTTTTTGTGCTTTTCAATAAATTTCCTAGCTTCGTCCCATGCTTGCCCGTCATCGTTCTTCATTACGTCTTCCAACCGTGCGATTGCTGTTTGCAAAGGATCACCGCAAATATCATTAAGCATATCGCGCAACGCCCATACGGCCGGTTTGTCGAACGTTACGACCGTGGCTCTATTACGCGCGTTAAGGCCGTACGGCATTTCTTCAGTCCAAAACGTTAGCCAGTCGCCACCCTTTTGCGCCTGGGCCTTGAATTCCATTCGCCCCTTAACATCCAACTTCCAGCTAATTTTATGGCCGTCGTCGACTACGTTAAGTTCAATTACATTAGGGCTTTCTACGCGGATTACACTTTGAGCCATGTTATTCTCCAATAATTTACGAATGATGAACGTTATTTCGCTAGGGCTGATAAGTTCGGATACGGCCAGCCCCAGGACGAACAGTAACACTAAATCAAGGTACTTTTTCATTCGCGAAACACTACACCCGGTTAGTTGTTGATGTACGAACTATACTACGAACTGAATTACGATGCAAGCTACGACGACAAATATTTTTGAAGTACGTCAGCAGCTTCGCGCCATGAATAGCAAACGACCCATCCGAACCCCTGGGCCTTTACGAAATCGCGGAATTCTTCTTGCTTGTCGCTTAAACCGCCCTTGCTATCGGCGCGCTTCGGTTTCTCTGCGGGCTTCTTCATTTCGATGTACAGGCCCGGCCATACGCCACGGCGCACCGGCAAGAACGTATCGGCTACGCCCGGTTTGACGCCTTCGGCTTTCATCATGCCGCCCTGAATGCGTGCGCTTTTGGCCGTGTCACCGCGCGAACCGCCGTTCGGAATAGCATGAAACCATTCAAGTTCGGGTACAGCCTTGGTGACTCCGTAACGTTCGGCGTTTTCAAAGCTGGCGTATGCCGCCATGTCGTTCGCAGCTTCGAACCCGCGATTCTTCGCCATTGCGCACCAACAGAACAAAGCGGCTTGGTGCGAATGTTCGTTGCCAGCCTTCGCTAGTTGTTCAGGGTTCATTTTTAGCTTCGAATTTTTCACATTTTGTATTGTTAAAAGGAAAGCTCTTTAGGTTAGATACACCACTACGTACATCGCATTCGCGTTCATACCAAAATACATGCGGCATTTCCCAGCTTTCCTCTTGCCTCACGCAACTATAATGCTTGCAGTTGCCGCAACTTTTCACCGGCTGTTCAGTGTTCATTAATTCGACGGCTATAACTTCGTACAGTACGTAGCGTTGATCGCCGTCAGTGTTCTTTATTATGTCGGCTACAATCTCAGCGGCGTGCGCCAGTTGATCGTGGTTACGTTTCATCTTCGATTCTCCTTATAACCATTTGTTCAAGTTTGCGTTGCCCCAAGCATAGCAACAAGTGCGCTTTGTCCGACGTGCCCGCACCCAAGTGGCAAACATCGATCTTTCCAGCCTGTACGACAAGTGTTACGGCATGGGCTTCGCCGAATTCGCCGCCTTCGATTTGGTCGGCGATAATCCGAAGCGTCGCGGGTATGTCGCGACTGTTCGAATTATACAGGGTCTTTACTTCTGCAAGTTTGACCTTATCGTCCATTATTCGCCCATACATTCGCCGTTGCATTCACGTACACCACAATGCAAGCACGGCGTACGTTTGACCGCATGTGATTCTTTTGAGCACGGTGCGAATGTTGAGCGCTTGTCAAACGCCACACGCACGCGCGCTAACACGTTGTCTTGCGACAGGTGTTTAATGTCGTAATCGATTGCCAAGACGTTGCGAGCATGAGCCAGGGCGACGGCGTGTTGCAGATTCGCCAGCAACAAGTTTTGCGCCTGAACAGGCGCGCTCGACGGGTCGCGCAACCTATAACCCCGATCAAGGTCAACGCGTGTTGCGGCTTCAAGCGCTCGAATCGCATCGTCACGACGTTCACTCGTGACGATCAATTCCAACAGCGCTGCTTTGATTGCTGATTCACTCATTTCTTCAACCTTTCGATAAGTTCGGTGACGTTTCCATTATACACCTTTTTCACCGAGTTGCTTTTACCGTTACGTATTGAATACTTTCCGGTAGTCGGCCATACGTCAGCTACGACGTGACCGTTGCTGTTGCACACGCGAAGATGTACGCCGTTATTGTTCGTTGCCCATGCGTACCCAGCCAGGTGCAAGTCGTATTGCGCTTCGGCAATCTGCATCGTCGGTTCCGGTTTCCATGGCGCATACTTGAACGGCGATTTGAAGTTGAGTTCATCCATCACTTAGACCTTTACGATTTAAACCATGTCGTTGGTTGATGCTTCGCCCGAATGTGCATCTTGATTCCGTTCACCCCGCCTACCATTTTGCCGCAATGCGGACACGACACTTTGATTTCGGCACCGTGATTCGTATAGCCGGGTCCATACTTAGACCAAGTCGACGCAACAGATTTCGGCGGTCGAAACTGTTTGTAAATCGTTTTGAATGCATCATAGTCATTGTCGGTGCATTCACGTTCGTATGCGTCACCTCGCGAAAAGCTCATGATCCCTTCGGCCAAATTCAAAGCGTCTAACGCTTTGGCTAATTGGGCTTTGAGTTCTTCGATTTTCTTATCTTCAGGCGTTTGAAACGTCGTCATGTCTGACCCCTTACAGAAACTTAATTTCATCCGACAGACCCAGCGCCCGCACCGCAGCCTTACGACGATTCATCGCCGTTACGGACGGCGCGCTGCGCATCCAAATATCGGCGCTGCTCTGCGAATACGCCTTATCAATCGGCATAAACACTTTGATACGCGCCGCTTCGATTACTTCATTCTTATTGAGTTCGACCGTCACCGAACCGATTTGCACTTTGATCATTTGCGACCCCTTTTACGATAGTACGCCCGTCGAAGCGGGTGTGAGTTAGTGTTTAGAAACTTGATTATAAATCTGCGCGACTGCTTCATTGTAATCAATACCTCTAGGTTCGTGTAGCTCGGCTATCGATTCGCGAATGTAATCACAGTACACTTCGTTGTCTGCGTTTCGTTCCAAGCAACGATTCAAACGTGCGCGTTCTTCGATTAGAAATTCTTCGGCTAATTTTACAGCGTATGCCTCATCTTCACGCAAACCTGTGAACTGATTTGCCGGCAATACGAGCACACGAAAGTTAGCGCCTAACGATTCGCCTAACATTTCGCCGGTTTCAGAGTCGCGAAGGGTTGCACGTTTCTTGCCCCACGACTCAACAACCATGTCGCGAAAAGTAAACGTACCCTTGTTGTCCCAATTCGCAAATTTTACGACTAAGTCGCCCTTTTTCATGATTCCACCCTTTCATCGTTCACTTCGCCAAATGCGCCGTTCATGTGTTGAATCATATACGACGCAAACTACGATGTCAAGTACGAAGTTAAAAACGATGCGAACACGAACGACACTGATATTCGTGCGACTTCGGTTCTTCGATAGCTAGGCTGTGGCACTTCGGGCATTCGAAGTCGGCCTTTAGCAACGCTACGAACCTGCGAAGGCATGCCCACATGGTTCGCGCCAGCCAGGGCACGACTGTCAGCAAACCTAGCGCGTACATCACGGTCAGCAGCCCGAACAAAAGAAGGTTCGTATTCATGCCGCATCTTTCAACATAACCGTCGGAAGTTCGAACGTATCCAGGGCGACGCGTTCACCGAACCACACGTTAAGCACAAGGCCGACCATCGGCCCCGCCTGGGCGTCGACGGCGCGCGGCCGGTCAATGATCTTCACCACGGCTCGATAGCAGCAGCGCGCGGCGCCCCAACCCGTCTCACGCAGGTGCAAGATATCGCCAACTTCGTAACGTTCGCTTGCCGGTCGCAACATCGCTACGTAGTCACATTCGTCGTAATTTACGATTGCTTCATACAACTGTTTGTTTACGTCAATTTGATGTGTTTTCAATTGTTATAGTCCCTAGTTTAGTATGTTACACAGCTTGCAGCTTTGCGGCGATGTATTCGACAGTTTCCATAACATCGATTGCCCAAAACTTGTTAGACGCGTGATCGTCAAGCCATATAGTGGAACGCAAGCCTCGTCGGTTCGGCTCCTTTTCTTCGACGTATGAAATTCGTTCAGAATTTACGATCATCTTTTCAACCTGTATTTCAGGGTCGTCTTCATCAGAACCCCAGCTTACGCACAAGAACATTGTAAGACCCCATATTTCGTTAAGCATGCCCACATTACGCCGTGTTCGATGATGCTTCAGGCCCGGCGACAGCCTGTTATATAGTCGTTAGATAAAAGTTAGATACCTAAGTCATTGATTTTATTAGTGTTATATATGTTATATAAGTTATATAGTATTACTGTAATTGGTCTTATATTGGTACTATGGGTTTTGGTTAGGTTTTTCCCTTTTTCTTATATAACCATATAACACGTATAACATGTTTAAAATCAAGGACTTAGCCGTATAACACCCATATAACGCTATATAACACGACGGCCCAGGTTAGGACCATCGTACTGTCATTCGAATCCAAACGACTCAACCTGTGCAATGCCGTAGCATACGCCGTTGAATTCGTACTTCTTCATAACATCGGACGGCAGCAGTTGCACGATGTCACCTTGAGCCTTCAAAGTTTCCAACGCGCGCTTGATTGCATTCGTCGAACCAATCCTATCATTGCGGAAAGCAGCGAAGCTTGACAGAACTTGCACGATGTAGCGATGTGGTATAACGCGGTCGGCGTGCATGCGCTTTTTGATCTTGTACTTTTCGATGCTGGCGAAGTCTTTAAGCACGTAGTTACGAAACGCCTTGATGACTTCGTCGGCCTGTTTCGTTTCCGCCGTTTCTACACCGATGTCGCCACGTTCGAAGCGTTTAAGCAAGTTGCGAACATCAGCAACAATTAAGTTCGTAGCCCATGTCGCAACGTCAGCCGAAATAACCGGATCGTACGGGTTAACGCCGACCGCGATCAACGCCGCCAGTTTCAATGCCTTAATGTGGGCACGGTTCCAAAGCTGGACGACAACCTCTTGCGTATCGTTGTTTCGCATTTGGTCGTCGCAATGCAAGTTGAATTCTTTGAACATCGCATCGGCTTCTTCGCTGTAGCGTACGCCGACGGTTTTGTTTGCGTTGTTCAACATTGCAGCGTGCGCGCATAGCGTCGCCATTTTATGAACCAGTTCGTCGGACGGTTTGATGCGCGTATGATGTTCGTTTAGTTCAGGGCGTTTGCCGTAGTATTCAATGATGGTAAAGCGAGGCAACAAACCTTCTGCAATCATGCTTTCGTCCAACGCTTCGTAGAACTTTTCGGGCGTCGATTCGCCGAGCATTGTAAAGGCCGGGGCTAACACGGCTTCGGTGTTCTTTTCGCGGTCGCTGTAGATGCTTGGGCGCAATACGTTACCTTCGCCCGATTTGTTGTACAAGTCGAGCAACATACGACGAAGCCCCAGCATGTGCGGTGGCGCATTCCAGGCTGACAACTGTTTAAGATACAAGCCGAATTCGCCCATGAGCGAAACGAACGATTTCGATTGCTTGCCCATGTACTTTGTGAGCGCTTGGGGCGATGCGATTTCAGCCGGGCCGATAAAATCTACTGCGGCGGGAACGGTGCGTGTTACGGCACCGATCAACTTGTCTATGCCTTTTGCAATCGCTTCCTTGCCGGTGCCGGTGCGGGCCAGCAGCAGCACGTATTGATTGACGCCGGTCCCTGATACGTTGTACGCACGCCCACATACGCCCGCCATCAGGCCGATAGCACCAGCAAGGGCGATTTCGGGCACAGGGCGCGGTGCGGCTTCATAGATGAACCGGGCGATTTCGCCGATGAGCCCAGGTGGCACGCTATATATAGGGTTCGACGGCTGCGGGTCGACGACCTGGGGCGCGGGCGGGGCTTCTACCTGGGGAACGTACTGCGGTTCGTCCGGTACGCTGTAGACCTGTGCGGCTTGTTGGGCCTCTTGCATACGTGCGCGTTCGATAGCTTCTTCGACTTGAATTCGCAAATGGTCAATATCGACGGGCGGCAACAGCCGGTCGAATGACTTATTAATCATGTAATCGATGTACGGCGTACCGCGAATCGTCGTTTGTTTGTCGCGGGCGCCTAACGGCGAAGCCTTGAAAATGCGGCTGATTTGTTCGCGGCTTTGCGTGTAGAAAGCGACAACGTTGATAAACGCTAAGTCGGCTTCGGATTGCGACGGGTAATGTTGATGCCATTGCCCGGCTAACAGGGCTTGAAATTTCGAACCATTCGCCGCATTGCAAGCCCGTTGCAGAATCGCTTGGTCTTCTTCGGTTTGCGGTGCGTTGCCGGTGTACATGATCGTTTCGGCGCGCTTGCCGATTTGATCCCAAAGCACGTTAAGCAGTTCGTGATATTCGACAATCGGTGACGCCCTGAATACATTACCCGTCATCGTCATAAAACGCGCCGACGAATACACTTCAACGAAACTACGTTTACGACCCGACGGAATCGAACCCTTGACGATGATATGTAAGCCCTTTTCGCTTGGGCTTCGTTCTGCGTAGCTTACGAAGTTGTCGAAGATTTTTTGTTGCTTCGATACTGCGTCGGCGTCGCCGTGTGCGTCGTCCAAGTCGATAAAGCCGAACGGGTCATTGTTCGTCAGCACGAAGCCGATGCCTGCGAACCATCCCGACGCCGCAGCCTCGATGGCTTGTTCGAATGAACCCCATGTTGAAGGATCGGAAACGCTCGCGTGTCTACCCGTATGCGGGCCATACGGGACTTTCTTCGGTTTGTCTTTACCCGGTTCTTCTTCGTACCGCCATACGACCCATTGCGCGTATTGGCGCATTTCGAACGGTATGTTTTCGTACACTGTTTACGCCTTCAGCAACGGTTGTTTAGTCAAAAATTCAAATACCGTTTGAACGCGGTTTACGCCTGGGTCGATAATTTTTCCTTGAACAAGCATCTTCAACCAACCTTCGGGAATTTCAGTTGCTTTTGCAATGTCTTTCAGTTGAAGCGATGCCGGGCGGTTCTTCAAAAGTTCGATGGTTCTATCGCGTAATTTTGTTGTCATAATATAAATTTATTGCGTTGAGTCAAGCAAACAGGTTGCATCCTACATCGTTGTTCCGTTTTCCTCAAGAAAATTATTTCACACAAAAGCCTTGCGTTTGGGCATTTGTTCCGTTACGCTTCGTTCCTGTCGAGAAACGATCTTGACCACGATTAACTAAACCTGGGATGCCCACACTATGACCGATATGAAAAACCGCCGTACCGCATGGGAATGCAAGATCGGTAGTATTAACGGCGTGACTGTTCCGCCGTGCGCCGACGCACCGATGCGCGCAGCAGTTCAAGACGCATTCAGAAACGTAACCGGCGAAGAAGCGCAAGTAACGTTTAGCGGCTGGGGTGCAGAGTTCACGCCGCAAGAAATCGCCGTAATCAAGAACGACGGCAGTTGGCCCGCTGAAGTTCCGACTTTCGACTACGTCGCCGAAGCAAACGTAACTGCGTCGCATGAGTGGCACGGCGAAATGGTCAACTTCTTTTTCTTTAAGGCCGTACTTACGAACGCCATCGGTGCTTTACAAGTTCTGGACAAGTACAAAAAGACGCTGTTCTACGGTCGTGATACCGGCTTGCCGATGCCGGATCGTGTCGAAAGCATGGCAAACATGCTCGCAACTTCGACCGAACACCAGATCGTGCATGCAATCATCGGTTCCGCCACCGAAGCCGGCGAAAAACTGGAACAACTCTACGCATGGGCGACTGGTAAAATCAAACACTTCGATAAGATCAATCTCGTCGAAGAAACCGGCGATGGTCAATGGTACGACGCATTGCTGGCCGACGCACTCGGCGTAACGTTCGACGAAATCCAGCGTATCAACATCGCGAAGTTGCGCGCACGTTACAAAGACAAGTTCGATGCGTTCGACGCGAACAACCGTGAACTGGAGTTCGAACGCGGAGTACTGGAAGTCGGCGCCGGTCTTACGTCGATCGCACATGACCAAGCCGCAGCCGCCGTTACCGGCTTGCCCGGCCTGTTCGATCCGCTGCCCGGCACGATGATGTTCGGCGAGCGCAAAGCCCATGCCGCAACGGTCGCTGCCGGCGTCGAAGCTTTCCGCAAGGAATGTCAACCTGCCGAGCACGTATGGCCGGGCGCATCGCTTCAATCTAACGAAAAATAATAGTTGCATCGTAGCGTTCGACGTAGTATTATTTGAACCATCGTAGAACGCTACGAAACAACCAACAACTTTGAAAGGGGTTTCATTATGGAAAATCTGTCAGTCAATGCAGGCTGGACCGGCGCACCGAAAAAAGCAATGACCGTCGAAGAACGCGACGCGCTGTTGAACAAATGGCTTGCCGCGCAACAAGCCTTGGTGAAGGCGAAAGACGAAGAAGCGAAGTTGCGCGCCCAGGTCGTTAGCGACATTATCCAGGCCAAGCCGGGCGAAAAAGGTACGCGTAACTACGAACTGAACGCCGGGTACAAGCTGAAAGCCGTCTTGAAGCTGAATTACAAGCTGAACAACGACGAAGTAGATAACACGCTTGACCGTATCGAACGCATCGGCGAAGAAGGCAAGTTCATTGCCGAACGACTGGTAAAGTTCAAGCCCGAACTGTCGGTTACGGAGTACAACACGATTTCGGAACGCGCCGCCAACGGCGACAGCACGGCGAAGAAGATCATTGCCGAGCTGAACAAGATTCTTACCATTTCCGACGCTACGCCGTCGCTTGAATTGGTCGAACCGAAAGCCAAGAAGTAATAGCCCACATTACGCCAGGTTCGCGCCGGGCCATTCCTAAACATGAACGTAACTAAAGAACTGAAACCGGCGTCATCGTTCGCGCAGCAATTCGGCGTCAAAGCCTTGCTGTTCGGCGGGCCGGGTATGGGTAAAACTCCGTTGCTGAACACGGCCCCGCGCCCGGTTCTGTTGGCGGTCGAACCCGGCTTGCTGTCGATGCGGGGTTCGAATATCCCGACGTTCGAAGCGTTCAACAACTACGCACGAATCGAAGGCTTCTTCGAATGGCTGTTCAACAGCGCCGAAGCAAAGCAATTTGACACTGTGGGTATTGACAGCATTTCGCAAATCGCGGAAATTGTTTTGGCCGAACGGCTGGCGAAGAACAAAGACCCGCGTAAAGCGTACGGCGAAATGTCGCAAAAGCTGATGGAATATGCAAACGGCCTGTACTTCATGCAGAATAAGCATGCGTATTTGATCGCGAAACAAACATCGGCCGACGAGAACGGAGCTATTCGAAAGAAGCCGTATTTCCCCGGTCAAGACTTGAACGTAAAGATTCCGCATCTTTACGACGAAATTTTGCACTTGGGTAAAGCAATGATCCCAGCCATGGGCGAACAAATCGCTATTCGAACAAAAGAAACGTTCGAAATCATGGCCCGTGACCGTTCCGGCAAGTGCGCCGAACTGGAACCGCCGAACTTGGGCCAACTGTTCCAAAAGATCATGCAGTAATCGGCGAAACGATACCGCCATTTAAAGTTATCGTAACCTGATAGAGAAAGCATCAAATGCCAGCACTTCAACAACCGTTCAACTCCTCACAGTTCGACCCCGCGACCGGCTTTTCGCAACTGCCCGTCGGCGAACATCCCGTTATCATCGTCGCTTCGTCCATCGACGGCAACAAGAACCAGACCGGCGGATATGTCAAACTGAGCGTCAAAGCCATTGACGGCCCGGCAAACGGCCTGTCGATGGATTGGCGTTTGAATTTGTACAACGCATCGCAGAAAGCCGCCGAAATCGCGCATCGTCAACTGTCGGCGATTTGCCATGCTGTTGGTGTTCCGGCGTTCCAGCAAACTGAAGAACTGCACGGCAAACCGTTCGTCGTCATCGTCCAGCCGCAAAAGGAAGATGACAAGTACAACGAAATTTCCGGCTGCAAGTACATCAACGGGGAACAGATCAAGCCTGGGCAATACGGCGTCGCGGGCGGTCAAGCCCCGGTGCAGGGCGGCGCATGGGGCGGTCAACCGCAAGGCCAACAGCAACCGCAAGCCCAGCAGCCGCAAGGTGCATGGGGCGGTGCGCAGGCCCAGGGCCAGCCACAACAGCCGCCCCAGCAACAACCGCAGCAGCCCGCCCAAGGTCAACCGGCTTGGGGTGGCTCGCCCCAGGGTCAACAGCAGCCGCAGCAGCAAACGGGCGGTCAAGCCTGGGGCGGCGCACCCGCAGCCAACAACGGCGCCGGCCAGTGGCAACAGGGTCAACAGCAGCCCGGCAATAAACCGGCCTGGGGTTAATCCGGCGTCGTAATTATCGGCAATTAAATAGCGGGCTTCGGCCCGCTATTTTTAAGAACAAGTAAAATATGCTTCGCAATCCAAAACGAATTAGTAGTTTACTGCCGAACCCTTCGAACTGCGATAACTGCGGTTCAATGAACATTCGTTACACGACCAACGACGTAATTTACGGTCGCGTATTTGGCGAGTGGCCCCAATGCTGGTTTTGTGATGATTGCCGCGCGTCCGTCGGTTGTCATCCCCAAACTACGCACCCGCTTGGGCGAATGGCCGACCGAGCAACAAAGAAGCTTCGTAACGATGCGCACAAAGTTTTTGACGTGCTTTGGTCGTCTGGTCTTATGACACGCGACCGTGCTTACGTTTGGCTTGCCAATGAACTTAACATAGAAGCAGAACAAGCCCATATCGCATTACTTAACAAGGAACAGTTAAAACAGGTAATCGAGGCAAGCAAAGTATTCTTTGACGAACGCCAAAACATCATAGACCGTCGGAAAGCAAAACGTAATGAAAAACACCGAAACGAAAACAACCGAGAACGCCAACGAATCGCACTGCGAAAGCGTACCGGAAAATAAAGGCGTTCCCGCCGTCGATTTGTCGGCCCCAGGCGTTAAAAAGGCCGTCGCTCAACGTATTAAAGCTGACATCGATAAATATTGCGAAGTGACGTACGACGATGGGCACCGTACACACTTGGGCGCGTCGAAGATTGGCGAAGAATGCGCCCGTGCGTTATGGTATGGATTCCGATGGGTCAGCGCCGAAAAATTCAATGGTCGTATGCAACGCTTATTTCAACGCGGGCATCGTGAAGAAGCGTACGTGTTCGAACACTTGCGCGGCGCCGGATTCCAAATCTTCGAATTCGACGAATCGTTGCCGCTGAAAGACGGAAAGCCGCAGCAATACCGATTCAGTGCTGCATGTGGGCATTTCGGCGGTTCACTCGACGCGGTTTGCAAGCTGCCTGCGCATTACAATATTGCCGAACCAATGCTCGTTAGCATCAAAACAAAAGCCACCGGAACAGGGTTTAATGAACTGTCAAGTGACGGTGTAAAGGTTGTAGCGCCTGTGCACTACGCCCAAGAATGCACTTACGGCCGCGCGTTCGGTTTGAAATACGCATTGTATGTGTATAGGAATAAGAACGACGACGACCAACATATAGAAGTTGTCGAACTGGATCATAAACACGCCGAACAGCTGGAAATGAAAGCCGAACGTATCATTTTCAGCCGCGAAGCGCCGCCGCGTATTTCCGAAAACCCGGCGTTCAAAACGTGCAAATTCTGTTGGTTCGGTAACGACAAGACCGGCATTTGTTTTAAAAAGCCTGGGCATACACCTATCGACCGAAATTGCCGTAGCTGCAAACACGCGGAGCCGGGCGAAAACAAGACTTGGCTTTGCACGAAATATCCTGAACGCGGGTCGATTCCGGTTGAAATTATTAAACACGGCTGCAACGAACACGAAAATATCGTATAGCAAAAGGTTAATCATGCAAGTAATTAAGATTGATAAAAAAACAGCCGAAGAATTTGTAATTAAAAAGCATTATAGCAGACGAGCTTCTATTTTTTGGGAAGCGTTTGGGTTGATCGAATGGGGATCGTTGCAAGGTGTTTGTGTATTCGGGCAACCATCGCCGCCGATACAAAAACACGCTTTCAAGGATAGAAATTTTCGTTTGTTTGAATTAAGCCGCTTGGTGATTCAAACAAAAACTAAAAATGCAGCATCTTTTCTAGTGGCTAACTCTTTGCGAATGCTTGAAACGCCGTGTGCTGTAGTTTCGTACGCCGATATGGAACAATCACATTGCGGAATTGTTTATCAGGCTACTAACTGGATTTACACAGGTGCCACAATCTCACACGATTCTTTGTACTTGGTAAACGGTGTCAGAACACACCCCATGACATTACGCGATATGGGAGTGACTGACCCTAAGCGATGGGCTAAAGAAAATAACATTCAAACCGTTAAACCAATGCAGAAACATCGCTACTTCCATCTATGCGGCAATAAGTACGAAAAGCGAAGCATGTTAAGTAAGCTGGCATACGACGTTATAACCGATTATCCAAAATGCGATCAAAACCGCTATGACGACGGCCCGATATTGACAAACTTTATCCGATAAAAGATGAAGCTGCGATATTACCAAGAGGGCGCGGTCCAAAGCGTTTTGGATTACTACTGTGATAACGGTGAACAGGCCGGAAATACAATTGTTGCTATGCCCACAGGTACGGGCAAGTCTCCAACAATCGCCGGTCTTTTGATCCGACTCTATCAGGAATGGCCGGGACTTCGCGTTTTGAATCTGACGCACGTTAAAGAGTTGATCGCGCAGAACGTCGAAAAGCTGCGGGTCATGTGGCCGACTGCGCCTGTCGGTATCTATTCGGCGGGCCTGGGTCAACGCGACACAATGTTGCCGATTCTATTCGGCGGCGTGGCAAGTATCGTAAAAAGCGAAGCTATTCTGTCGCAACATTGGGACATAGGAATTATTGACGAATGCCATCTGTTAAGCCCTGAAGAAGATTCAATGTATCAAGTAATTGTTGCGGCCGTCATGGCACGCAACCCGCGCTTTAAGCTTATCGGCTTTACCGCAACGCCGTATCGACTGAAACAAGGATTGATTACCGACGGCGGTATTTTCAGCGATATTTGTTGCGATCTTACCGGCGTTGATGCGTTCAATCGATTCATCAACGAAGCGTATTTGTCGCCTTTGATCGCTAAGAAGACAGATGTTCAAATCGAAGCGTCGGAATTAAAGATTGTCGGCGGCGAGTATGCAACAAAACCGCTTGAAGCTGAAATCGATAGAATCATGGTTCCAGGGTTACGCGAAGTATGCGACCTGGGCCAGAACCGTCATAAATGGTTGATCTTTACGGCCGGCGTTGCAACTGCTGAACGCTGCGCCGAAATCTTGAATAGCTGGGGCGTTAGCGCGATGGCTGTTCACTCCAAGCTGAAGGGCTCCGAAAACGATAAGCGAATTGCCGCGCATAAGGCCGGGCAGTTTCGCGCGCTTATCAACGTCGGCAAACTGACAACCGGATACGACGACCCAGGAATAGACCTAATCGCAGTATTTCGCAAGACGACTTCGCCGGGCCTTTGGGTTCAAATTCTAGGGCGTGGGACGCGACCGCTGTATATGCCTGGGTTTGATCTTGAAACCGTCGAAGGCCGATTCGAAGCCATGTACGCCGGGCCTAAGCAAAACACGTTGGTTCTTGA